AACTTTGATAACAATGTCCGTCGTCTGGATAAAGCGGAAATTCCTGTCGATTATGGTCACAACACTGAAGGCAAAGCCGCAGGTTGGATTGAAAAAATAGAACTTGATGATGCAGTCACAAGTTTATGGGTGGACATCAATTACACTCAGGAAGCTGAGGAAGCAATTCTGCAAAGGGAATGGCGGTTCATAAGTGCCGACATTGATTTTGAATATAAAGACAACGAAACTGATATGAATATGGGTGCAACACTGCTCGGCGCTGGGTTAGTAAACAGACCTCATGTCAAAGAAATGAAAGCAATTTTTGCTGATCATAATAACAACGAAGATAAACCCAACAAGGAGTTTAGTATGTCACCAGAAGAAATGATGAAAAAAATCGGTGAACTGCAAGCTGCTCTCGACATGCTGAAGCAACAACTTCAGATGAAAGATGAGAAGCTTAAAGACGCTGCGGTGGCTGAAGATAAAGTCGTCGAGGAAAAGGTTGAAGTTGAAAAACAACTTGCTGAAGCCAAGACTGAAATTCTGAAGCTTACTGAAGAAAAACAAGACGCACAAAAAGAAGCAAAGTTTAGCGAATACCTGAAAGATGGAAAAGTTATCGTTGCACAAAAAGATGCGTTCATGAAAATGTCTTTGGAATTGAGCGAAAGCCTTTTTAAAGATGCGAAAGTTTTAAACCTTAAAGATCACGGTCACGGCGCAGGGGACGGCAAAGAGACTGGAACTGATGGTGGAACAAAAACCGCTTATGATATTATTGAAGAACGAGCTGCAAAGCTTCGTGAATTAGATAAGAGTTTAACTCTTGGTGATTCTTATTCGCAAGTAATGTCACAAGACCCAGAACTAAATCAGCGTTACCAAGCTGAATCTAGTTCGGTGAAAATGTAAGGAGGCAATATGAGATTTCAAGAACCAAAAACTAGAACTTTTGTAGCGGCTTCTGATTTATCTACTAAGGCATATCACGGCGTGAAGTTCACAGCGAATTTTAACGAAGTTGATATTGCAGGAGTAGGTGATGCGGAAGGCATTCTGATGAACTGTCCAAAAGCCGGAGAAGCGGCTGAAGTTGCAATGATTGGCGGCGGTGCTCTTGGGCACGCAGGTTCAGCCATTGCCATTGGGGATAAAGTGAGTTCGGATGCAGCGGGAAAATTAGTTCCTGCGTCCAGTGGAAACACCGTAGTCGGAAAAGCCCTAAGTGCAGCGGCGACCGATGAATATTTCGAGATTGAACGTCTTGAATACGTGCAAGCGTAAAGGGGAGTGAACTATGAAAACACAATCAGGCGCACTAGTTGAAAAACTCCTTACGAATGTTTCTAACCAACTCATTCCTGAGGGATATATTTCGGAACTGATTTTGCCAGTGTTGAACGTTGTTCAAACTACAGGCTTAATCGGAAAATATTCAAACGATCACCTTCGCATTATCGACACAACTGTCGGTGGCAAAGGACTTTATCCAACGGTGAACACCACTGTAAGATCATCAACAAGTTACAAGTTGACCGATCATGCTTTGAAGGAACTATTGGTTGAAGATGATTATGACAACGTGGAAAAACCTTACGACGTAGAAGAAGATTCTACAGTCGCTTTAACAACTCATTTATGGTTGGAAAAAGAAAAAGGTTTGGCTGATGCGGTGGCTGACACTGGCATCATCACGAACAACACGACACTTGCTGGCGGTGACCAGTGGAGTGCTTACACAACTTCAGACCCGCTTGGGGATTTAGTTGCGGCTCGTGCTGCTATTCGTGGAGCGTGTGGCATGAAACCAAACATTGCATTCTTAGATGAAGATGTGGCCGATGTGCTTCGTTTCCATCCGCAGATGCTTGATAGTTTGGGATTCAAAGAGCAAAGACCTGGAGGCTTAAACGATAAAGAATTATCAGTTGCTTTAAAAGTTCCTGATGTTTATGTCGCTCAAGCCGTTTTCAATGATGGTGTTCAACCTGCGGCTGATTCAATCAAGCCAGTTTGGGGAAAACATTTCTGGTATGCAGTTTCGCCAAAAAGCGCGGCTCGCAGACAGCAATCATTGGGATACAGAGTTCAAAAAGCTGGTCAAAAATCAAGACAAGTTTTTAAGTCTAATCCAGACGAGCCAGTTGGATCGACTAAAATCATTGTTAAAGATAAGTATCAGCAACTTCTGTCAAATCCAGATTGTGCTTATTTAATAGAGAATGCGATTGCGTAATTGCAAGAGCTTGGGTGGGGAGAGTTATGACCTCCTCGCCCTTTTATTTAACTAACTTTATTCTAGGAGAAGAATATGTCAGACGAAAAAGATAATGATGGCGCAGTGGATATGAGTGGAAAACACGTTGCGATGAAATCAAGAAGCATTGAAGATAAACAAGTCCACCTTGACCCGAACGAAAGACAGGAACGCGAAAAGGCAAAAGCCGACGCAAAGCCAGTTTCCGCAGGGGAATTCATAGTTGTTAAAAATTTAAAATGTGATGGCAAAAGATTTAAGCGTGGCGACGTTTATGATGGAAAAATGTATCCAGATATTCGCCCATCCTTAATCACAAAAGCTGAATGGGAAAATAGAAAATGACATACTCAACGATTGACGATGTAAGAAGAGAATTTAAAAGTGTGCTTGAGCAGGGAACCATCATAACCGACGATAAGATTGTCGAATTTCAGCTTCAGATGTTCGCCACAATCAATTCTTACATTGGAACTCGTTTTGTTGTCCCAGTCGTTGGCACCAATCCGGTAAATAAAAAAGACACAATAACATTTTCAGCGGCGGTTGGTGCCAGTGAGATTAAGACGGTTCAAACAGTGGCGCAGGGTCAGACTAAGACTTACAGTTACACGACATTGGGCGCGGACAGTGCTCAGGTGCAACGTGATGCCTTGCTTGCGCTTATTGTTGCAGATAGTAATCGCATCGTTGAAGCGGTGGCTTCTGGAACGGACGATCTTGTTCTGGAAAGTCGCGTGTTGGGCTTTGCTTACACTGCCACCGTCAGTGGCGCAGTAATTGTGAATAATGTCGCTGCGGTTTTGGGTTCATCTTCAGTTCGTTTATTAAGAAGGATTGAAACTGAACTTACTGCCTGCAAGATTGCTTCAATTTTAAGAACAAAAGTTGCGGAAAAATTAAGTGCAAGTGGAGTTCGTCAAGATATTAAAGATGAAAGCTGCGGAAAAATGGCACTTTCTCTTTTAAAAGATATTCAAGATGGAACGGCTGAACTGGAAGACGCTTCACTCGTAAACACTGGCAGTGGACTTGAAAGTCACAATCAGAAAACGGGATACGAAGGTTTTTACAGTGTAGAAAAAAGGCAGTGGTAAAAAATGGCAAGTAAAGGTCAAGAGTTTATTGAATATGATTTTGTGAACCGCTTGGCGTTCACCGATCTTATTGACAAAGCCGTTGACCAGATTGGTGACTTGCGTTTTGCCATGGGAGAAATTGCAAGGGATTGGTTTAAGTCCAACAATGTAATTTTTCAACTTCAAAGTGCAGGTGGATGGAGTGATTTCAAAAACGAAGCTTCCCACCGCGCAAAGATAAACGCCGTTGGTTTTGATTATCCATTGTTGATGCGTGATGGTTTGCTTGCGGCTTCACTTACGAACCCAAGGCATCCTTACGCAATAAACATTCCTTCAAAGTTTGATGTTGTGGTTGGAACGACCGTTGAATATGCAATTCATCATCAGTTTGGAACTAAATTTATGGATGCGCGTCCACCTGTATTTATCGGACCCGAATCAAAAGCCTTTGCATCAAAAGACCAAGCCAACAAAGGTGGTCGCTTAACACGTTGGACAAATATCGTTGAAGGATATGTTCAAAGAGTTTTGGATGCGAATGGAATGGGGAAATAAGAATGAAATATGATGCTGAAAGACTGATTACTGATTTACTAGATTTATTTAAAACAAATTTGAATAGTAGAATAACGAAGATTCAAGCTGAAAAGCAAACCTTGTTAGGTGCCAACAATTTTGATGTCCCTCAAATTGATGATGCCGCTTGGTTTGATGCACTTGATGACAGAGTAGCGAATTTCAATCCATATATTTATTATGGATTAAACGATAACACTGTGATTGAGATCGCTTCTGCCGAGAGTAGTGATCTAACCGCTTTTTTTACAGTGGTGTTAGCGAACGATGGAAACGATCCTTTAATTTCGCGGAAAATGCTTCGCTACATTAGAGCATTGCAGGAAATCTCAAGCCGACACTTTGGTGACATTGCTGAAGCTTCAAGTCTAATCGTGACAACAATCACGCCCAAAGATTTGAAGGATTTAGACACTGGAACCTTTCATAAAATTGGCGGTGTAGCAATCAAAACAGCAATAAGTTAAAGGAGGGTTTGTGAAAGAACCTAAAAGTGAATCCAACTTACACGCTGTCGATGAAGGTGGAAGCAAGTTTGCAAAGAGTTCAAAACTTGTCGCTTTAAAAGACTTCAGAGAAAGCCGCCGAGGCGTGCTTTATCTTAATGTTAAAAAAGGCGATGATGTTTCTAAACTTGATAAAACAAAACTTGAGCTGCTTAAATCGAACGGCGTAATCTAAAAAGGAGTGAAAGATGGGAACAAGTCAACCAAGAAATATTTTTGGAATTCATTCCATCCTTTTTTATCGACGAAGTGACCGCAAAGCTTATGGTCCACCTCTGAAGGTTTTGGCCTCGGGTGGCGTAGATTTGCCAGCGGAATTTGAAGATTTAACAGGTGGAAGTGAAAAATTCGTTCTGGCTTCAGAGCCAAAAGCAATTACACCGGAAATGAAAGTTACGACAAAAGATTATGCAAATTTTCTTTACGAACTTTTCATGGGTGCAGTTGTGACAAAGAACGGAGCGGAGTTAACAGGTAACGTGAGCGCATTGACCAACTTTAAAGGCGTTTCTCTATTGGATGCGACAACTGGAATTGATTCAGTAATTGCAATTCCAGGTTCAGAGGGCGATTTAAAGTTTGCAAGATATGTGATCGTTGCAAAGTCAGCAACTACAGTGAACGTTTTGGCATCAAGTGATATTGATTTCCGCAGGGGAGCCAGTGCATCTTATCAAAATGATGACCTAGAGTTGTTAGCTTCAGACGTTACAATTACAAGCGGTGGCAACACTGACATCACGGAACTTGGTTTGCGCCTCGTTGGTGGTGCAGGTGCAATCGCATTGGTGACGGATGATACGGCGCAATTTGAAGTTCGCCCACCAAACCAAGGTTCAACTGACATTGTTATTGGCGATGTTGGAACTGAATTTCCAGAGTTTGGCGCGATCATTTACGCTCAAAAAAGAGGGACGGGAGAAATGTTTGAAATAGAATGTTACCGTTGCATCGGAGCGGGAATGCCACACAACTTTGAGGAAAAAACTTTCGCGCAAGCTGAGTTGACAATCAAAGTTTTAAAGGACTTCAAACTAGACCGAGTGATGCGAATACGTCACATTGGTTTTGAAGCGTGTTAGTGTTAAGATTAGGATGACGGCTCACGGATGAAATGTCTGGAGCAAGAATTCTTCTCCGGCAGAGGGGCGAAAGCCCTTCTGCTTTTTTTATGGAATAACTTCTAGTAAATTTTTTGAATAACTTCTAGTAAAAAAGGTGAGGCGCCGAACTTGTTCAGGGTTCGGAACGTGGAAGCTTGCCTAGAATATCCCACTCGCCTCATAAAGGAAGCAACCGCTTGATAATCGCTTTAAAATATATTTTTGGCAACGCCCAAAAGCCATGGCTCCGAATTGCTTTTTTATCTTCTTTGAATTGATGCCTGCAACTTACGCAAAGTGGGTGGCCATTAGTCTTGGATTGTGTTTCATGATTACATCTTAAACATTTCACTTGTCGTCCTTGGCAAAATCTGACTTTCTCGGTGTGCAGTTTTGGGCGGCGTAACGAATCCATTCACTTACATTTCCATTTGTATGGACAAGAGCCTTTTGTTGGATATTATTGTATTCCTCTGCCGACATGCGCAGTGTGAAGTTTGTTTTCAAATCCTTTTTGACTTTCTTTAATCTTAGATTCATGATCTAAACATATAAACAAGTGTGCAAAAACGCAAACACTAAAACGCAAGGCGAGGATGCAATGCAAAACGAAACTTACGAAACTGAAGAAACTCCAAAAACATTAGAAAACATCATTGGGAGTCCTTATGTATTTACAATTAAGGATGGAACCAAGTTTGGTCTTGATGAATGGACTATTGATGCCGAGAAGTGGGCTAAGAAGTTTTATGGTTCAATGGAAAAACTATTCAACACACTAATGAGAATTGGATGTGATGACGATGCCACTGTGGAAGCTGCTTTGCGAATTGCGAGTTACAAGTTGACCGACGAAAGCCGCGTAAGAATGGATGAACTCAAAGGAGAGCTTACTACAGAGCAATTCTTGGCCAAAAACATTACTTACAAGCAGCTTGCGGAATTGTGTCGTGCTGAGTTTGAAATGATTAGGGACTCAATTCCATTGGAAGCTTTGGAGGAAGTAAAAAAAAACAATCTGAAGACCCTTCAAAACCTTCAAACCGCCAATCCAAATACGAGGGCGGTGAAGAAGAAGACGAAGAAAGGGAAATAGTCGAGTGGGATTATTTTCTACATCACTTTGCTTTCCATTATGGCTTTCGGAAACACGACGTTGTAAACTTAACTAGGAGGCAGGTCGTTCTTTATCTTGAAAGATTAAGCGACCAGCTAAATAATGATTTTGCACTAAGAGCAAAGTTGCACGGATTCAAAACCCGAGCACCTGTAAAGACGCAAAAGTGGTCACGCGAAGAAGATCAGCGCATGACTGAGATGGTGAAAAGGCGTTACGAGAAAATGCAGGCAGAGGCACAACTTGGATAGGAGAAGTTTATGGCGGCAGAAGCCAAGATTAAAATCACAGGTGACTCCGCAGCGGCTCTCAAGGCGTTTGCAGACGTTGAAAAATCCGCACAAGCCCTGCAAGGGGATTTAAGTAAAATTGCAAAGGTTGGCGCAGTGGCGTTCGCAGGTTTCGCCGCAGGCAT